GTGTCGAACGCTCACCAAAAAACCGCCCCCCTTTGCTTGAATTACATTGAACACACGCAGCAACAAGGTTATCGAGCGTGTCTGCGTTCTGATCAACCAACTTCGATCTGGGAACGATGTGATCAACAGTGTTCGCATGACCACCACAGTAAAAGCACGTATTCTGATCACGTCTCAACACTTGCGACCTAATGCGTCGCCACTTACTCGTTGAGCCGTTGTTGCTCAGGCTGCTGGTCATTAGTGCCAGCCTACGCGAATAAGGTGACGAAGTGCCTTACACGCTGAGCCATCGTATCGATGCTCGATATATCGTAGATGCGCCTTGATCTGCTTACGAGGTGAGAGATCGCGATACCACGTAGAGCGCACCTGACCTAGACCGTAATGACTTCCATTCCTAGCCTTATAGTTCCAACTGCTCTCTCGATGGATGAGTTCTACATAACACTCAAACTCAGTCCAATCCTTTATCTCATTATGAGCATATAACTTCAAATTCATTGAATGGTTTTTCCAACCATAACTATTAGGAAGGCTAACTGATAAAAGCATGAAGAACGCCAAAAGCGTGATGAATAGAGCCCGCCCAGACGCTACTGCCCCTGCTCGGGCTCTGACCCCGCAGGCTGGCAGGCTAAGCGTATCACGGTCGTCAAGTCCATTTACATAACCGCAGGTCAGAGGGCGTGTCGTTTTCATGCCGCCTGATCCTTTGGATAGCAGTCCTCACATAATTCACGCATATAAACCCACTTTCCGCAGCCAATACATCGCTGAACTCGCTTATCTGGGATCGCCATAGCCTGCCGCTTTCAGTAAATAGATCAGGTCATCAGCCGTGAGGATGGCAACCCAATCGCCAACGGCTTTTTCGCCTTGTTTGTCTAGTCTGAGGATCCCGACGCCTAATCCGGTTTCGCGTCTGCGTCTGCGCAGTTGAGCCATAGTCTCGCTAATGACCAATCCGCGTCGAGCCTTGACTTCCCAATCCACGCCGTCGACACCCAGAACATCGCTGCCACTAGCAGCCATAGACGTAACATGAGCGGTCTTGAATCCGTTACGAACCAGATAATCCGCAAAAATCTTCTCAGTCTCCCGACCACGTTGCCTCCTCGATGCGTTGCTCATTTCTATACCCAGACTTTTTCATAGCATTGATGGCAAGCCCAGTTATAGTCAAGCGGATCATGTTCAGCCATTTGGACTCGATAGCCTTGATAACTTAGTAACTGAACGTCACACCAATCGCATTTGACTGGCTTCTTGTTCATTTCACCGGTTCGATCTTCTACCATCCGGCTGCTCGATCCTCGAACACCCATTGACCGTTATTGCCTTGCTTTGCCCATCGTGCTTCGCATTGTTCAGCCTTCGACTTCGCGCCACAGACGAATCCGTGATACGGCTTGCCGGTCTTGGATGTGCCTTCTTTGAGAAGCATGTCGCCATGCTTACACTTGAAGCCCACGACTTGACCGCCGAAGGCTGCTGCGATGTCGGTCGTATCTTGAAACGCCTTCGTCTCGGTTTCATCCTCCCAGACCACGGTTTGAGGTTCGTTGGGAACCTCTTTGACCGCTTCTGATGGCTTGAATGGATGCTGAACGATCGGCGTGTCGCCTCTTGCTACTTTTGCCATCTCCTCGCGGCTAGGTCGCTTACCTTTTGGCGATATTCCGGCGTTAGCCAGCGCTCTTCCGATAGCGCTCGTTTCAGCATTCTCAAGAGCCGAAGTTGAATTGACGCCTCTATCAGAAATCGTTTCCTCTGCCAGCCCTGTTGCGAAAGGCTGGGGATCCGTGTCCATCCGATACAATCGAGCAGCCACAATAAAGCGATTACCTTCGTGTGCCACCAACTCCGTTTCAACGCGACCCGGCGGATAATGATCCCAGAATTTTGCCAATCGTTCTTCGACCGGTTCGTAGTCATTCAAATTCCATCCCACTTATTTCCTCTTTTCCTAATGCGTAATCTAACTGCTCTCTGAAAGTCCAGACGTTTCCTCGTCCGTCCATTTGCGCTTCGTTCGCGCACGGCTGGCAATAAGCCTTAGTGCGACCCCTTCGCTCCTTTGTTTCACTTATGACGATCCAGCGAGCCGGCGTCATGGCGCGAATATGCCACTCACCACCGACCTTCCCGAACCTGAGTTTACAGATGTCGCACCAGATTTTTGAGTCGTGATTGGCTCTAATAGGCATCAAATTCCTCTGGATCGACTGTCGCAAGCATGGCAGCGAGTGAAAGGTAAGCCACTCCGTCCACGTAACCGTCTCGACCTCGATGACCCGGTGTTTCGGCGATTCTGCTGATCTTGACGAGAGCCATACAGACCGCGACTTGATCCGGTGGTATCGGGATACCCAGATAAGCAGACCAAAGATCGGCGATGCGTCGATGATTGATATATGGGTGACCGTAAACCTTTCCTCGTTCACCTCGAATAAAACCTGCTTCATCGAGAATGCTTTGTGGGTTGATTGCCTTCGGCGAATCGTTTTCCATCTTGCCAGCCTTTCCAATAAAAGTTTTCGGTGATTGCCGTGTAGAGCAAACCCAGAATGGGAATGCTGATGAGTGCGATGATGTAATAAATTGCTAATGGGTCAAAACCAATTGCGGTCATGCGCTGACCTTGCTAAGAAATACAGGCGCAGCACCGCAAGCCAAACAAGGTTGTTCCGAGCCATAGGCGCTGAAATAAGCCTGATCTGTTTCGCCGCATTGGTCGCAAACGACATCAAGTAACTTTGGCATTTTGATAGACATAATTTCCCGATTCTGCCGGTGGGTTGAACCGACAGTCGAAGGCTACGCCTTAGCGGTGAGACTTTGCCTGATTCTTTGATAACGATTTCATAACGAAATCAGACGCGGCATCAAAGTCGTCAATATGGTCATCGATGGTGCGGATCAAAGGCACGATCTCATCCATAGACCTTGCCCTCGACCACGAAGGATCCATCACGCTCAATCGGCACGAATACCGGAGTGACCCGGTTCTTATGCTCGTAAATCAGCCCGAAGCCCTGTTGCCAATTACCCGAACCGCCTTTGAGATACTTGGCGTCACGGAAATTCATAAGATTTCCGACCTCGAAGCCCCACAGAATACCCCCTAAAACGCCTCCAGAAGCCTGTGTAAGCCCCGAAAGCCCCGCCCTATGGGTGTGACCACAGACCACCGATTTTCCATGCCTTAGAGCCAATCCTAGGGCTGTTTGACCACCCTTCTGGGACACGGCTCCCTCGTCGCCATGAAGGACAATCCAACCCTTAGCCAACGGCATAGGATCGCGCCAGAATTTGATTCCCAGATCCGGAAGCCCAAGCCAATTCTCGAACTGAAGTTCGGGTAAGGCTGCTAGGGCTGGAAGCCGGGTTTTGATGGAGTTATAGAGCCGGTCGGTGTGATTGCTTCTGACCATATCCGTAACACGGAGGTCGAATAGAACTTCCTGAGTGATTCGTCGATCCCGGTCAAGTGTTCCAGCGAACTCACCGGCAAGACCGCGCTCCCATCGGGACAACTGAGGAAGGTCGATTTCATCGCCAACGGTGGCAACTCGGTCGGGCTTCCATCGCTTGATAAATGCTGCGACGTTTTTGACGGCTTTATGGTCATGATAAGGAACTTGGAGATCGCTGATAACAACGGTTCGCCTAATAGTCTTCTTCTTCCTCTTCGTCATCGTCGTCAATCGGCTTCGATGGCGATAAGACCCAATCTGGCAAGGATTGATCGCAAAGCCAGCCCTGAATCGTTGCGTCGTCAAAACCTGCTCGCTTCATGGACTCAGTCACTTCATAAAGACTGATCGCCCACAGATCGAGAGCGGTGATCGGTTTCGTTCTCTTAGCGGCTCGCTCTTTTGCGCGCAGGCTTGCGAGTTTTTGAGCCTTTGTCTTTCGAGCCATGAGAACCCCTTTCGGTGATAATGGTGGCATAGATGTCTGACTGTCTCGCCGTCAACACGCCGATCTCAGTTTCGAGACGATCCATCCGTGTAAATAGTTGATTGCCTATCTCTTGGACAAACTGGTGAACCGTCCATCGCAACGCGGCTACAAACGCACCAAGAATCCCGGTCAGACCAGCAATCAGTCCGACCCATTCGGCAGCCTTCACTTCTTGAAGGGCTTCGCGTATCCAAAGACACCGGCAACGACCGACCAAAGAACGGCTCGGTAATCGAGATCAAAGTTCGTCGCCGCCCATGCGCTCAGGAATGCGCCTACGGCGAGAACTGCTGGATGCTTCATGTAATCGTTCACGATTCTCCTTAGATTGCGAAGTTACTTCGATCCCGATCACCCTTGCGAGTGAAACTGACGTGAATGTGTGTTTCATGAGGGTTGAGCCCGGTATATGGACGCCACGCCCAGCCTCGGATTTTCGATGCTATTCGACCCTTATGGATGACGTATTTGATCCGTTTATCTCCGGCTTTGGCTGCTTGGACGATGGCTAATGCGAGCATTCCAGACGCCTTCGAGTGACCTAAGCCGGCGTCGATGTCTATCGCCCTTACAATTCCGTTTCTTCGAGGTGTGTGATCAGATTTCTTAGAATGCTTCGAGTCAGCCACCCAACCGTCAGAACGACGGTCGCGGTTAGGATAACGATCGTCGATTTGCTCACGGAGTTGTCGTCCGGCATGGCAAAGCCACGGAGCCTTTCTCATCCAAGCAAGACCTTCGCTTCATCCTCGGTCAAACCTAAACGGTCTAAAAGTTCGGCGCGCTTGGCAGCCTTTTCAGCCTCGGCAGCCACACGCTCAGCCTCGGCAGCCTCAAACGCGACTCGATCTGCCTCGCGCTGCGCCAATTCTTCTTCGGTCAGTTCGACTTCCTCAACCACACCGGTTGAGCAATCTACGACGAGTTTGGTGGTCATGTATCTCCTTATGATTTGGATATGCCGTAAAGGACTGCGGTTGAATGTTGAGCAAAATTGAAAGGTGATCCGCTTGAATCTATAACCCCATCTACTTTGATGGCGGTAATGGCAGAAGTATTCGACCACAATCCAGCAGTCATTCCTTGAAGATAATTGGTGGAACTGTTGTTTTCCATTCCTTGATCTACCGAATACGATTTGTTGGTGCTAGATCGGTAATTGGGAACATAAAGAATCATCGTTCCAAAAGTGCTTCCTGTTGCGCTGGAGTTAGGAATAAACGCAGCAAAACGACCACCTGAATCAGAAGCAACTCCTGTTCCGTCTTGAATCAACCTGCGAGAAGTAAAATCACTAACCGAATCATTGAATCTGAGATAACAAAAACCCTGCGCGTTTGCGTTGGTTCCGGTGCTTCTTGCGCTCATCCAGAGAACAAGATCAGTGTATGTAGTAGGGATTGAAGTAAATTCAATCGCGCTTTGACCACCGGCAGCCGTAACGGTAACGCTGGCTATTTTCTTATATGTGACCGGCATGGCTACTCCGCTTTGATTCCGTAGAGGGTGAAGGTCGATCCGGTGTCGAAGTTCCCGGCAAACATGTAGAAATCAATTCGATTGATTGCTGCGGTGTTACGCCATAAACCCACAGTCGCAGCGACACCGTTTCCGGCATCGTTTCCCCGACTTATTGCCGTTTTGTTGGTGGTCGCATTTGAGTAGTTCTGAATGTGAACCACGCTTGGGCTGAAAGTGTTAGCGGTTTCGGTAATGGCAAAGTTTGTAGGACCAACTGAGATTCCCGAAGAGTTGCTGCTTCTCGCTGAAACAGCGGTTGAACCGTTGCCGTTGAGATATGTAAAGGAGTAATTGGTAGCGGTGTCGTTGTTGAAACGCATACCGACACCTGAAACCGATCCGCTTGTTGCCTTCATACTCAACACCGCGACAATGTCGGTGAATCCAGAACTGATTGAAGTAAAAGATACGCTTGATGCGGATGAGCCGAGCGTGGTCGTAGCGATATTCTCATAAGTCGCGGTCATGATCAGCCTTTGATTCCGTAGAGGGCAAACCTACTGTTGGTTCCAAAATTATCGGAGTTAGCCGTGATGGTGATTGATGTGATTGCCGAAGTGCTACGCCATAAGCCTGAGGAAAAAAAGGATACTCCTGAACCGTTTTGATCTTGCCCACCTAATGCTCGAACAGTTTTGAATTTGTTTGTATTGTCGTAATCCAAAATATCCACAACATGAACCGCGTGGGTGTTTGCTTGGCTTGATGTAACAAGTGAGCCGTAAAGATTGAGCCGTGTTTGGTTGATGTCTGCTCCGGCAATAACAGAGGAACCGTCTCCGTAAAGGTAATGATTCGCATAGATGGAAGTTGAATCGCTGTTGAAATTCAACCAAACGAAAGAACCGTTGAGCGTTGATTTGGACAACCAGCGGATCTGGAGATGCTGATAGTCGCTTGGAATTCCGGAGAATGTAATAACCGCGCTTGATCCTGTTCCGGATGCGCTAGCGATGGACTCGAAATCGCCCTGCGGTGTAAATTTTGACGCAAGAATTCCCGGAATGAGAAGCATTAGATAATGTCTCCGACGACCAGCCAAGTATTAGCCGCAGTCTTGATACAGGACGCGGCTGAGTAACGGACTCGAAGTTGAGGTGATGCTGGAGTCGCTCCGGTTGAGTTGACGGTCGTTGTTCCCGGTGTGACTGCCTTGATGGTCGTTGCGCCGGTTCCGAGTTGAGTGACGTTGATGACCGATCCGATGGGAAAGTTCACGCTGGCGTCGGTTGGAATCAAAAAGTCGTTAGCGGTCGAGACGTTCATTCGAACCAACTTGTTACGGTTGTCCGTAAGGACTGCCGTGTAGGTTGCCGTCTGATCGTTGAGCGTTACTTTCGCCAGCGAATCATCGAAGCCGTTGCCGATTGTGCGCATAGCAGACGCGCCATCTTTGACCAGATCCGTATCGTCGGGAAGGGTGATGCCGAGGATCGTAGTTGTTGCCATTAGTCGATTACTCCTGTCGCGTTCTGCCAAGTAAGTGTAGCATCTACGTCCGTCCATTCGAGCGTAGCGGTGACTTGATCCCAATCCTGAGCAACCGTCCAGAACTCGGTCGGGCTGAGGGTGAGGGAAACTGAAAGACCCGAAAGCGTCGATCTAAACGTCCAGCCTTCGACGTAACCAACGAATGATCCTGAGTTGATGTTAGCCGGTAGATTCGCGATGGCGACCGGCATGCCCATAAACACGTTGAGCAGGCTATTACGGTTAAAGTCGCTCAGTTCTGGGTTCTGAAGCGCAAAAGTAATCGAATCAAACTTGGACTTGGGAGTAGAGCGGAAATTGACGAAACGTTCAGCCACCGCCTGAGCATCA